CTAAATCTCGCTATTCCATTTCTTAATTTTCTCAGGTCTAAAACCAGACCAAAATTCCAATTCTTCACCAGTTTCATCATCAATAATTTTTATGAGTGGTAATGATGTGATCTGATATTTCTCTTTTAGTTTTTCAACTTTTTTCTCGCTCCATGTTCGCTTAGATTCATCTTTGCTATCTAACTCAATAGAGTTGGTTTGCTCCGAATTGCCGTAGTAAGTGTTTTCGTATGGCATACCTAGACTATCCATTAATTTAGTAGTCATTTTACAAGGCATGCAATGTGGCTTTGTGTATATAACTGCGTGGATATTGCTCATTTTTTATATCTCCTTCTTATTTAAGTACACCTTTAACATAATGCTTGTAGTATACTTTTGGCATCCTATCTTCTTTCATCGAAGCGGTGTGTTCTGACAGGAAGAAGCCTTGCCATTTCATCATGTTACGATCGTGATAGTTGCGGATCTCTTCAAACTGACTGTAGCTTCTGTCTACTCTTGGCATGTGTTTCTCCTTATGCAAAAATACTGTTAGTTTTATCAACTAACAGTATACTATATTTTAAGGATTTTGCATACAAAAAAAGCCCTACAATTATCTGTAGGGCCATTTTTATATACTCTAAAAATTTAAAACTTGACCAGCATAAATTAAATTAGGATTACTAATCCCATTAGCTGAGACAAGATGTTCAACAGTCGTGCCAAACTGTGCTGCAATATCACTCAACGTGTCACCATACTCAACCACACAATAGCCTGATGTCGCCACAGATTGACCACCTACAACGTTTAAAGATTGTCCTTGGTAAATAATGTTAGGATTGCTTAAAGCGTTAATACTAGCCAATTCTTGCCATGTCGTGCCATAGTTATTTGCGATACCACTAAGAGTTTCTCCATATTGTACGATATGAGTTTGGACAGCATTTACACTTGGTCCACTAGTTGATGCGTCCAAAGTCTCAACATCATAGATACCCAACCAACTCATGATACCATCAAGCAGGACTTTGTCTCCTGATTTCTCAATGATTTGGTAAGATGTCCCTTTAACCCAATCTGGAATCGCTTCACCAGTAGAGTAGTTGTTAGCGCTGAAGTTGACTTTTACAGTCATACCAACTTCTTTAGCGTTGCCTTTGACTTTATCGGCTTCTTTACCTGCGGCAATCGCTGGTGTTTCTGTTGTAGGTTTAGATGGATTGCCATTCTTATAACCATTATCCGTCACACCCGACAAATCAATATTACCATCTAGCCCACCAGCCACATATGTTGATGTAAACTGGAAAATTTGGATGTTATCCCATGATGGAAAGTAATTGTAATTTGGCACTGGTGTCACATTATAATCTGGATACTCACCAAGCCAGAGACCAAACTTATCAGAAATTCGTTTCAAGTCCAAGTTATTTGTCAAGAAATGCTTATATCCGTAAAGTAAAGGTGTATACCCTCGATCTTTGATGTACTGCAAAGACCACAGAATCACATCTGTATTCGCCACACCGTCCTCAACGTCAAGAGCCACAATAGACCCTTTAGGTGTCTGTACCTGAGCAAGCATTGTATCTAAGATGTTCTTGGCCAAAGTTGTATTGGTCACACTTTGATACCAAATATAGGTGTGGGCACGTTTACCTTGTGCGATTGATGACTGTACCTGTGAAGCATAGGTTGATTGCCAGTAAATCCCAACGCCATTATAACCACCAATCTGTGAGATAGAGAATTTGTCATGCGCATAACCGAATTGTCCTTGGTCTCCTTGGTATACTGCCCAGTCCACACCTTGGTCTCCAACTGCTGCCAAAGCTGGATTAGCGTAAGCAAAAAGTCCTAGCCCAATGGCTAAGACTGCTACTGTTTTTTTAATTTTTTTCATTTGTTCACGTCCTTTTCTCTGATTTGAACGAAAATATCTTTCATTTTTTGAGGTAACGGTAGGAATTCGCTCACATTTTCAATGAATGAAATTCCTTCATTTGCAATGTAGAACATGATGACTATTTCACGCAACGGGATACCATCTCCGATAATTTTCTGCATTTCTACAGATACTGCAATTACAACAAATATCAAGATTTTCTTAAAAATCCCTTTGAAACCTACTGCACTGGAAACTTCCTTGTTAACTAACGCTTTACCAATACCTGTCAGATAGTCAACTATGACCAATACAACAATTGCGTGTGTCAACACGTCCCAGCCCCCTAATATTCCAGTAATTACACCACCAACTAAACCAAACAGCATCGACGCTGTATTAAAATATTTTTCCATTTTATATTTTAATCTCCCTTTCTAATATTCAGCGATAATTTTATAAATAAAAGTACTTGCCATTGAAGTTGCATCAGAATCTAACCATCCTAATGTTTTTGAAAACTCCGAATAACGAAGTGTACCGAATCGTAACTTACCTTGTTTGATTGCTTCTGTTGCAACTACTTCGATTGACCAAAGACGACCGATGGATGCAGGAGCCGCTTCTAAATCTGGAACTAGAACTCTCGTTGCATGCTTATAAACTGAATTGAATCTTGATGGTGATTCAAAATCAATTTGTGCAATAATGGTTTTACTATATAAATTGATGAATACATTTAGTCTCTTCGCACCTACGAAGTCAAACGATAAAAAGTTAGGATCAGAATAACCTTTGAATGCTTCATCACCATCGGCAACGTTGAAAATAGTCCTGTAATATGGGTGTAAGACCTTATCTGCGAAACTATTTTTTATCTTGGTCAAAGTTAAAGTAGCACCAGTCGAAACGTATGAGTACAATGGGAATGTGTAAATTAGTCCGCCAGAATTCAGATTTTGTTGATTCAGTGTGTCTACTAGCTCCAATCTCAATTGGTTATTGACAGGTGCATAATTGCTAGCGCCTGGTGTTCCTGTTGATGTATTGTCCTGAGTCAGGTCAATCGTGATACAAATATAGCCAGTCTTGTTAGCCTGCGCAGTTAACTGCATTTGTTGCCCATTGTCAACTAATCTACCTTGTACAAGTGCCTTGCCAGATGCAACATAGACATTAAGTCCTGTAGCAGTTACGGTCAATCCTGAGATAACCTTGTTATCTGAACTTTGCGCAAGATAGCTGTATAACTGCGCATCTGATTCAGGTGTGACTTTCGCCTTGTCAAATTGATAACCTTGTAATGTCATAATTCCTCCTTTAATTCAATAATTCGCTAAGCCGACTTTTGACATGACCGAATTTCAGTTTAACCCTGTCAGAATCACTTGGGTATTCATATCCAGTTAAAACTGACTTATAGATTTTACCGCTTTTGTAAATTGTGGACAGCATGCCAAGTTTTAGTTTTTCAACGTTGAAAAATTCATTGTCTTTTGACATGGTGAAACTAATCTCGTGTGAGTAGTAGTTGCCCTTAAGTTCGCTGTTGGCTAAATCGTCATAGCTAGGCTTATCAGTCGCTGTCGTATCGTATATAGCTACTTTAGTTGTCGTTGGCTTAAATACGGCAGGGTCATTGACATTACTTGTTATGTCGTTATTAGTAGTCAGATAACGTTCAGCGAGTACGTTCGGTCCTTCTGAATTAGTCGTATTTTTGTTGACAATCAGCAAGTGATTTTGAGTATTCTTCCCGACCTCGGTTGTCGATACTTCCCAATTTTGGAAATCTGCGATATTGTCCTTAAGCTGCATTGATTCTGTGATAGCTTCAATGACTGTTTTAATTCGCCCATTTTCAAACTTATCAAATCGCCACACAACATTATATTTTTTAAAACCATTGATGGCATAACTCATCAAGTTAGTTGCCTTTGGCGGCTCATCTGGTTGGTAGATGTGTTGGGTATTTGTCTTGACTTCAATGTCTAAGATATTCAAGTCTTTAGACGCATCCTGTAAAAGATACCTATTAATCAAATTTTTGAGGTGTTGCTCAAAGCTTGACCCACTCATACGAGTGGCTGGGAACTCAAAGTTAACTAGACCTAGCAGGTCTTTGGCGACCACTTTTTTATCTTCATAACTGGAAATAACACCGAAAAATGAAACCGCTGCGCTATTCATGACTTTAGCTAGTATGAAATCGCCACGGACAAATGACGCATCATCTGGCAACTCAAATGTGCTGGCATCCTGTGTAATATAGTCTGGTTGAATAGCAGCCTTAGAGACGACAATAGGTTCTTGTGTGATTACGCCTTTTCTGTCGATTATCCAAACATTAATTTGATCACTCATACTGTGATATACTCCTCTCTGTAATTGAATGACACGTCTCCGACATTATGGAATGCTACCGTGACGTGTCCCTCGGGTATTGTGACAAAATTTGACTTAGACAGATCCTGCTGTTGATAGACATCCGATATTGTTCCGTCAGGAGCTATTAGCTTGACACGCTGTTTTTGAACAACGCTTGAAACAACCAGCTTATAACCATCTGGCACGTCAATATTATAGCCATCAGACTGTAGCACCTTAGACCCGTCCAATATTTCCCAGTAAGGATTCGTACATGGTCCATGTACCGTAATTTCAACCGGTGACCCTTTAGCAGAACCAATATACACTGAATTATTTTCAATCTGGAAAACGCCAGATTTACCGTTGTAATCAGATTCGTACACAAATGGATAAACATAGTAATTATTGCTTGGTTTGCCTGAATAGAAATCAGATGGAATATCAGACACCTCGCCACGAATCAGCATCGGCTCACGGAAATACGTCGACATCGTGCCCAGCGTTGACAAGTTCTGGTTTATTAGCTTAAACTAAATACACCATCCTCTGGAACTGCGAAAGAGATTGCAGCAGTCTTGAAACCTGATGAACTCGAGGTTATTCCAAAATCCGAGTATTTATAATTCTTTTCGCCTGTGCCATAGCCAACTCTGATTACTGGTCTATCATAGTCTGGATTATTTTCAGTTTTAATATCAACACGAAACGATAGACGGTCGCCTTTTCTGACCTTGAGACCCCAGGCATTCAGGAAACTTGATAGCTTATTGTTGCTTGATGTCAGTTTCAGAATGTTAGAATTCGGTTTATCAGTTGCAGGTACCTGTAATTGATACGTACCTTCTGGATCGCTCATATTCGACCAATCCTGCATATTGTTTAAGAAGTTTGGATTGGCAATCAGATTTCTAGGCTTGTTAGTGCCTGCGTAGATTTTGCCATCACCTTCAGTGTCTGAGTTTGGCTTGTAAGTTTCAGATATTTCTTTATAGAAAGGTGTGAGAAAATCAAAGATAATGTCTTCTATAAAGACACGACCTTTTTTCATATCGGACTTAGTTAGTTTATTTAAAACGCAGTCCCTATAAAACACCCCAGTATCTGTTTCATAAATCACAGTGTAAGGCGGAGAATTCAAAAATCGAAACATCTCAGAGAATATCTCATAGCCATTAACACTATTTTGGCCAACAAGCAATTTTGCTTTTAACTGGCCGAGTTTTAGGTTTTGAGAGTTCATCAAAACAGATGCATTAAAGATATCAACTTTATTATCAAACTCTACTCCGAGACCCGAGACGTCGTAAAGTAGGAACTTCTCCCTATCTGAAAAATCAAGTAAATCCCCTTTTTCATTTAATATCGAAATTTTTCTAATCAATTTACACCCCTCTAACTAATGATTTTTCAATTTCTTTAGATATCAACGTTTTATCAAGATAAATGTTGAACTTAGTATTAAGAATTTCTTCAATTTTTGCAATCATAAGTCGTAACAAAGATAATGACTCATCATTAGTGCCACTATTAGAACCAAAATTCATTTGCTGAGTAGATCCTTGCATTGAAACTTGTGCTGGATCAATAATATTAGCACCAAGATTCCCAGTGTCAAATGTTAAACCATTTGCTGCAGTATCAAGAGCATCTTGCATAGTATAGGCCTCTTGTTCAATCCCTACTGCAATACCCGCAGGTATGAACTTACCAACTTCATCTCTAAATACACGAGAGGGTGAATGAATTCCTAGTTTTTTCTTCATCCAATCGAGTGCATTACCTGCCGCATTACCTGCCGCATCTAACAATTCCGTTGCAGCTCCTGTTATTCCTCCTGCAACACCACTAATGATGTTCGATCCAACACTTGCCCAATCAATATTAGTAAATGAATCTTTAACACCAGTGATCAGCTTGAGACCCACTCTTGCCATTTCGCCTACACCATTACCCAAAGCTGTGACTATGGAAGAAATAATCTGTGGAATAGCAGCACCAATAGACGTCATAATTTGCGGTAAATTTTGAACTAGCGCTACCAAAAGTGCCACGCCAGCATTGATAATTTGGTCAATATTACCAATTAAAGCGCTAGTTATTCCATTGATAATCTGTGGCATAGCACCTGCGATCGCAGAAATAATCTGCGGTAGCGCTGTGATTAATGCCAAAAACAATTGAATACCAGCATTAATCAATTGTGGCAACGCTGCAATCAGAGCAGTTATGATCCCATTAATAATTTGGGGTAACACAGCCACGATTGCCGCAATAATTTGTGGCAATGCTGTGACTAACGCTGTCAAAAGTTGAATGCCTGCATTAATAATTATCGGTATAGAAGTTACAAAGAAAGTAACTAGGCTTGTGATAATTTGGGGCAGTGCTGCAATCAATATCGGAATAGCAGTAATCAGACCATCAAGTAAACCTGTTAGCAATTGCAACCCTGCGTCTAGTAGTAGTGGCAAATTATCAATCAACCCTTGGACTATTGTTACGACCGCCTGAACTGCTGCAGGAATCAGTGTTGGCAAAGCTGTAGCGATACCTTGGACCAGTGTTGTCACCAATTGAACCGCTGCGCTAATTAGAAGCGGAAGGTTTGAGATGATTGCTTGAACAATTGTCATTAGTGCATTGACGAATACAGGAATTAAACTCGGCAAAAGCGTCAATATCGTTTGAAGTACCTGAGTAAATAACGAAGTTACAGCCTGAAGCAAGTTAGGCAACATGCCTCCAATAGCTGAAACTACGCCGTTTATCAGTGTTGGCAAAGCTGTCACAATGTTGTTGAGGACTGGAGTGATGTTCTTGACGACATTACCCAATGAATTTGTCACGTCATTTACAAGTTTCTGGACATCAGCTTTAGGATTGCCCAATCCTGCCCATAAGTTGGTTAATGCTGACTTGGTACTGTCGATTGATCCGCTGATTGTGTCCGCTGCCTCTGCTGCAGTTGTTCCAGTGATCCCCATCTGTGTTTGCATGACATGGATGGCTTCGGTTACATCGGCAAAACTAGAAATATCGTATTTGACGCCTGATATCTTCTCAGCGTCAACTAGAAGCCGTTGCATTTCTTCTTTAGTCCCACCGTAACCAAGTTTTAAGTTGTCCAGCATGGTGTAATTTTGTTTTGCAAATCCTTGATAGGCATTTTGAATATTTGTAATATCCGTCCCCATCTTGTTAGCGTTATCTGACATATCAGTAACCGCCTGATTACCAACGTCTGCCGCTTTTTGAGTGTCTCCACCTAGAGACTGAATTAAACTAGCTGAGAAACCTGTCACAGTCTCCATATACTCATTTGCTGACATGCCTGCAGTTTTATAGGCATTATCAGCGAAACCTTGAACTTTACTAGAGGCTTCTTTGAACAGCGTATCTACACCGCCGACAAGCTGTTCATACTCTGCGTATGCCCCGATAACTTTTTTGCTTAACCCAACAGCGGCAGCTCCAGCAACACCAGCTACGGCTACCATACCTGCACCGACAATTTTTAAACCATTTCCTAGAGTGCTGAATATTGAACCTGATTCCTTGGCTTTACCCGTAGTCTCGTCGATAGCATCATTTGCCGGCTTATTATCAGCACTAATTTTGCCCGATAATTCGAATATATTAAATGCCAAATGAATCACCTCCCACACTATCCAACATATCAAGCGCATGTCTAGCCGCTGCTTGTGCCTCCTGCTCGACTTGCTCTTTAGGTCTGTTACTTTCTAAAATCTTTTGCTTAAAGTCATTAAAAGTATCTTCTCTAAGCGGATTTGACAAGTAAATACGCCATAATTCATCGTTAGATTGTTCTTCAAACATCGTGATTAGGAAGTCAGGCACATCTCGCCACTTAATTGTAGATAACAAAAAAGAGACATCACTATATCTTTTAAATAGCGTGTCTCTCAGCTTATGCATGCCACCATGATTTTGAATTAAGAGAGCAACTCGAACACTTCTCGTAATTCCGGCTTGACGAAAAAATCCTTTACAAGTAAAGAATAAGTGACGATATTTGTCTTACCAATTTCCTCTGGTGTTTTACCAGTCAAGTCAGCCAATAATCCATTAAGCTCTGTTTTGATTTCCGCTGAGTGAACCAAAACGAATTTAGCGGCCTTACTGACATACTCGAAACTTTGTGACGAAATATCTTGTTGAATTGTCTTGATTTGGTCAGTCAACGATTCTTTTTTATTATCGTCTGATTGACTTGCAATAACGGACAAACCTTGCATTTTTTGAGATTTGATTTTAGCTGCATCTTGCTGCTTCAAGAATTCTGTTACGAGATCAGCAACATTCAAGATATTAACAATCTCGATAATTTTAAAAATATCATCTGCCTGCAGTTCACGCATTTTGTAACCCAAAAGACGCTCTTTGATTTTTGTGTTTTTTTCAGCCTTTTTCAGCTCTGCTGCTTTGATTTGTTCATCAGTTAATTTGTTAGTCATTTAGTTTTTCCTTTCGATTTGGTTTCAGATGTTTCTGGTGCGCCATCTACTTTTTTAGTCGTTTCGACTTCAGCTTTTTCTTTTGGCGTGTCGTCGATTTTTTCAATCAAAACTTTACCGATTTTGTTATCTGTACTCGCAAGAGCCTTAATGCGTTTTTTGTCGTCGTTTGCGTATGTATCGCCCGACCAATATTTTTTACCGTTTTCAATAAACGGATAAATCACTTTATACTTCATAATTTTTACCACTTTCTACAAAAAAGAAGCACAGCCATGGACTATGCTTCTTTGATTATGCTTCACCCTCTGGCTCTTTAGGGAAAAGGATTGTAACTGGCAGTGACGTTGTTGAGACGTCTCCTGCGGGTGTACGTGCATCAAAAGTCAGTGTAACAACTGCTTCAGATTTATCCTTGACCTCAATTTCAAGACCAGATGTACAAATTGCATTAGCCATGATGATAATAATTGGTTTATCAGAACCACTAATTGTTCCAATATATGCAAGATTTTGGATATAATCAGTGGCATCAATTTTTTGCTTAGGCGTAATAACATCATACCCATCAGGAAAATCGGTTCCTGAAGAATCTTTGCTATTTGCAAATAGAGACATTTTGATATTGTCACGAGTATGTTCAATCACATTGATTTCAAAGGTCCCCTCACTCGACTCAATCATATCTCCACCAACGGGTGTCGTGAATACCCCGTCAACTTCCACTTGTCGCAAGTTATTTTTGAGTGTCAGTTTAGAACCACCACTCGTTGCCCCAAACTCGTCATAACTCCATTTAAGTACAGAGCTATCCCATGTAAGGTTACGCACTAACGCACCGGCATTAAGTAGATAACGCTTAGGTGTATCCGCTGTATAGCCACTTTTAGGTAGTGTTTCACTAGTAGTTACCATTTATTTGTTCCTCCAATCTGCACGCACATAAATTTGTGCGTATCTGCGTTGCAAAGTGTCTGAGTTCGTCGGTATTGGATTAGGCTTAATGTAATCAAAACGGATAAATAACTCATCTGTCATGATACGATTATCATCATTATCCACAAAATCAACTAGCTGCGACATTGCTTGTTCAATTCTTTCGTTATCTTTCCCTTTATCATCGAAAATATCCACATCTAGATAAAAGCCTTTAATATTTTTGGACAAAGGTTCGCCAGTATAGGAAAAAGTTAGATAGGGATAGATAACTTTTTCTTTGTTGTTTTTTAAGTAAAAACTTTCTGGTACAACTGTCCTGAAAGCTGTTGTCAACTCTGAAATTAAATCAATCATCAAACCTCCCCAAATATTGACTTTGCTAACGCCTCTATTTGCCCTTTTGTTTGTCTAAAAGCTGGCCGTAAGTATGGCTGTGGCTCAATTCCCCATGTAAAAAACCATTCACCGCTCGGGTCTTTATACATCCATCCGCCTTTTCGACCATTGCCATTCTCAGCAAACTCCCCCGTCCCAAACTCTACATAAATAGCATAATCAACATTAGTACCAACATACCCAACAAGCTCATCATCATCGACGATATAGTCTATAGATTGCTTTAGCCTAGATGTCGCGACTGGCGCTAGAAGCACCGCTTGACCCTCGACTAATATGCACGCTTGTAGTAACCATTTAGCAGCAGCCTTTTTTAACCTTTCTTTGCCTTCCATTGAATTATCTTTGAAGACCATTAGACCACCCGCTTGCAGTAAATTTCAAGGTGGTGGTCTAATTCGACTGGATTATCGACATAAGTTATTTCAAAAGTTAGCCCGGACTTGTTATTGTATAGGCGACATTGTGATGAGATATCCAATGTCACATCTTCTGTAACAAAAATATGGCTTGATTCTGCAATGAAACTATTAGTACTGCTGGCTTCATCTCCTGTTAGCATATCAAACCACCCATTCACTGGATCGCTATCACGTTGCCATTGATAAATTGGCTCTTTTAAACGATTTAGTCCTACTTCTGCATACCGTTCAACAAAAAAAGTAGCCATCATGACCACCTCAATTTCTTGTATTTGTTCAAAAAGGTCATCAAAGCTGCTGGGTATCCTTCAATATTTTCTGTAGCATTAACATCATAATAAGTTTTTGACATGCGAGAAATACTCTCGCTCTTAACCCCTATTTTATCGTCCATCTTAGCACTGTATTTCAACAGTTTCTGAACACCAAATAAAATATCAGCTGGATATTTAACAAGCGTGACAAGCGTATCAGTGGCTTTGTGGGGTATGAAAGAATCAGTTTCAAATGTCAATCCGTTATCCTCAACCGCTTTAATAAAGTACAAGCCGTTATTATACTTATCATTTGAAACTTGAATAGTGTTACCCTTTTTAAAACCTAAAGTACTATCCGGAGAAGTAATCGAGCTAGAAGTAAATACCACATCCTCAAGACGAACGTTTCGGACTTGAAAGTTGTTATTAGTATAAGCTCTAATAGCTTCTTCCAGCCCATTAAGCTCTTCCTGAGTAACATCGACTTTAAAATTCTGGGCTGTATCTAAGTCAATAATCAAAAGATGTCCCCCTTTCTAAAGAAAGACGAGCTATTTTTCAGCTTTTTCAGACTTTTCGGTATTTTTTCCGATATTTTCAGCCTTAAGCTTTTTAGTAGCTGCTTTCAAACTTGTGTTTTCAGCTTTCAATTCAGCATTTTCAGCTTCGAGCTTAGAATATTCAGCAATGGTAAAAGTACGGCCGCCGGTTGCCTTTTCAGATACCACGTACTCGCCGTTTTCCACTTCAACAACGTCATAACCTTCTGACAAGTAAAAAGCTTTGTCTGCTTCATTCACCGTCAAGACTCGATTTTCTTTTCTAACTTTCATGTTAATCCTTTCTAGGCTTCAATAACGAATGCCAAACCATCATGTTTAGTTTCAAATAACAATACATCATCATAAGATTGTTCGTAGTATAACCAATTTCCGCTGTTAGCAGCAGATGGTGCATCAAGTCCAACAAAGCTATATTTTTGTGGCGCAGCCATACAAGGAATGTGGATAAGGAAAAATTGAATTTGTTTAGCTGTTTCATCTACAACAGCGCCAGTTGTGAAATCATACAGTGTTTTCATGCGATCTGACGGGATAGCAGGCTCGATAGTCACTTCATCTAAACGATTGATGATACGGTTAACCTCACCCGTGTTGTTTTGAACAGGGACAGTACGAGAGAATTGTTGTAAATTATTGATGAGGGTTCGAACGGTTGGTGTACAGAAAATAGTACGTCCAGTTGTAGGCACGCCCTTTTCATCCATCTCAGTCATGAGTTTATCAAACGTTGGCAAGAAATTATCTTTAGTCAAAGTAACTGTTTCAATCCCAGAACCGTCAGTAGCAAGTGCCGCTTTACGTGCGTACAAACTTGATACCATTTGTTTGTCCATTTCAGGGATTTTTTCTTCATCATTGTAGACTTTGGTGATGTTTGCGATGGATGTTACTTGTTGTGTTTCATCAACATCAAGTGGGTCAACCAGAGTAGACCAGTAGCGTTCATTTTTAAGTTCATAGCTTTCCCACTTATTTTCATAGTTCGCGTCAATTGATGAGATTGAGCGACGAGTGCGGTCCTTACGGCCATTCTTAATCAAAAGTTTAGGCACTTTTACTGTTTTGGCCCCGTCAAATTTCAAAAGATTGTTTGATGGTGAATTCCATAATTTTTGAGTGTATAGCAACCCATTTGCTGCATAACGTTGTTGTAATCCTGCTTGGTAGGCTTCTGCGTAGTTTAAAATAGCTGGCATGTGAAGTTCCTTCTTTCTTATTTTTCTGTAGTTGGGATATCAGAAGTAAATGCTGATATCATTTGTGCTGTGAGGTCTGGATCTGATTGTTTCCCATCGTTCAAATTATTTTCAATGGTTTTAAAACCCTCAGAGTTATTTCCTTTTGCTTCAAACTGATCTGTAAAATTAGCTTGTAAATCCTTGATTTTATTATCCAAATCTTTGATAGAGCCATCATCTGCTTTTTCAACATCTCCCATTTTATAAAGTAAGTAGTCAATGTCTTTTGCGCCCGCTTCACGGAGACTTTTTTCAAGAATTGAACGTGTAGCAGTTGCGTCTTGCGCAGCTTCTAGTTCAGCAACCTTTGACTTATAATCCTTGATTTCAGTTTGCAGCGTCTCAACATCCTTATTATCAGCTTGTAACTTGTTAATCGTGTCATTAGCTGTCTTTAATTCAGTTAATTTACTATTAAAATCATCTTTAGGTACTGCATTCTTTGGAAATTCCGCGTCAATTTCCTTATTGGCAGCATCTAAGTCAATAGTGCCATCTTCCTTTGAATGCTTCGCTAAAATTGTTTTAATCCAATCCATATGGTATGTTCTCCATTCCTTTTATTCTGGTTGGTCCCAGTTAGAGTTACGAGATATTCCGCTCGCCCGGTGATTTGGTATCAGTTTAATGTCATAATGCCTGGACAGTAAGAAAAGCACCCATCTTTATGACAAATGCTTTATTTGACTATAAAAATAGCACTCAATCTTTATGACTGTGTGCTTTAGAAAATTACATTTTCCCATATATTTTTGGGTAGTTCTTCAATTGGTTCATTTTTAGCTATAGCATCATCAACTGCGGATTTCATTTTCTCAAACCCTTCACTTTCAATGTATTCCACGCTGTCGTGAAGTGGGTCCCAAAACCCTATAATTCTAGTTGGAAAAGGGACTTTAAAATGCTGCTCATATTTAGCTTCTAAAAGTTCAAACTTATCCACGCTTTATCCTTTCAATATCATACCGATTATGAAGTTAAGATATTCTGGGTCATCAGATATCTTTCTCATCACTACTTCAGACCTTCTACTGGTCTGAGAAAAAATTTTCCCTTTACCTGGCTCAAATAAACTCTCTAATCCTACGCTCAATATTTCTGTGGCATTAGAATAGGTTTTACCAATGTATGGTGTTATGAAATTATCTTTTTTAGTTTTTTCATTAACACCATACCAATATAGCGTGTTTTTTATCGGCTCTTCTTGCTCGCCTTTTGTTCGATAAGCAAGAAATTCCTTGGACAACCTCAGTGCATCAGGATTGAAGTGTTCAACGTAGTGACCAATCTCATGGAAACTTACAGTATTGCTATTCTTACTAAGCATAATACTTACACCATTATCAACTATACCACTTCGCCATGTTCTCCCTTTTAATCCCACATCACTAAAAAATCCACGATCGACATTTTTGGAATAGATGGTCTTTCCGTTAGCGTGCGCATATTCTGCCCATTCTTTGGGATAAAGCGAGAAAGCTTCCGCAAGTCTTGATTTAGAGTCTTTTGCAGAACCTTTTGCCCATCCGTCTTTAGGAACAACACCACCTATTTCTCGGAAATTAGAGAATATTTTTTTAAGTGCTGCCTTATCTCCCAATTTAGAGCTGACATTAAATTTGCCATTAACTAATGAACCAAGTGCAGTGATGTCAGTATGACTAGCTGAACTAAAATCAATAGATGACATATAACTTTTTATTGCCTCTATGTCCTTAGTTCCAGTATATGCTTTTTTGTTTGAATTAACAACATTTTCTTTACCAGCTAACCATTCATTATAGTTTTTATACTCATCAACTTCATGAGTTTCATTACCACGTCTTAGTTTTGGTTCATAGCCTTGGATAACTGATATTGTCCGACATCGGCAATTGCAATCTTCGCTAGCTTCGCCAAACATGTGTGGTTGCAAAGCCTTATAGCCACTTACTTTAAAGTATTCCTTGATTGGAATTGTCGTGCCATCGAGCTGAGCATGATCGCTACGAGTTTTCATGTCAAGAGCAGCAGACCATTGCTTTTGGATTTCAACACCTTTAGCAGTGATATCGTCTTGGGACTTTTGACGTGTGATAGCTGATACTCTACCACCTTCAGTTCTAGCAATCACCATAGCACGTCTGTACTTAGCGTCACCAACGTTTGAAATGCGTTGGGCCATTTTATTATAACCTAGACCCTTAGCAAAACCTCGTGTCAGCTCTTGATTAATTGACTGCTTAAGCTTAGTAACATTGCCTTGAAGCCTTGTTGACAACTTATGGTTAGCTACTGGTGTTTGGATAATTGTCTCAATCGTTTTAGTATCAAGCATGCTAAAGCTAATAGGAATACCTGTTGTTTGTTCAAACTCGTAAAACAATTCATTATATCCTAATCGGGCGGTAGTATCCAAAAAGTTATAAATCTTACGATCATTAACACTTTGAAGCTCGTCAATATTTATTTGCAGTTGTTGCTTAATAAGTTTCAAACGTTCAGCCTGCATTTTTTGACTAAAGTTAAGCTTTTCAGTATCTTCAACTAATTGTCTGACCTGATCATTAACTTCGTTATAGACAGATTGATAAGCTTTCAAAAGTTCCTTGGATAAATCCTGTTCTGATTTTTGAAGTAACTTCTCAATCTCAGATTGATACTTATTCACTATCAATCACATCCTTTTTAGATGGACTGAAATCTTGGGAGCCTAAACGCTGCACAACTTCATCATAATCTAACTCTTGTACAGCGCAGATTTTTTTGAGCAGGGACTCATCATCCAGATACGGGGCCACATCCAGTAGGTTTTGTATTAGCTGACCTTTTGTTTCGGCTTCTAATTTTTCTACCTCAGCATTATCAGACTGATTAATCATTGTTGAACGTGTAATCACAACTTCAATCTGCTGTCTTGTAAAGGACTTTTGATAGCGTTCATTAATATCTTGAATGATTATATCTAATAGCTGCTTAATAAATGCACGTAAACGGATCTCAGTTTTATTACACTTCAAATCAAGTAGTGAATAACGAGATTTAATCACAATATTTGTGATATTACCGTCACCAACCTGTGAGGAATCGAAAGCCATGCCAAATTTATAAATAGCCTCTTTATCTGTTTCTAGCTTCGTTTTACGTGCAGTAACTGGGATATCAACAGTCTTGACATCTATGCCCCCATCCTGACTAACACCAACTGTCCTTTTAGTTCTTAAATTAGTTACAAGCTCGTCTAAATTATCTTTACCATAGCCTTTTACTGCATATATCGGGTGGTCGAAGTCAACCAAGTTGTTAGATAATGCACATGCCATCAAGTCGTAATCATCAATCAGCGCCTTAATAGGCTCAAGGTCTGTCTTTTCATTCTTGTTGTTTGATAACTTCAGGAAAGGGATATATCCGAAACCTTTTCCTAATAAATTTCCATCACTATCTTCAACAACTTGATGAAATCTCGGATTTATTTCTTGTGACTCATCCAAAATGAAACGATTATTATAATCTGACGAAGAAACAAAGAACCACGTTTTCTCAGTATCCCACAGTTCCGCTTTAGTCACTGTTACTTTTCTATTATCTTTGGTGATATCCGTGTCGTAGTAACGAATAATAGCAATCACTTCGTTCATATCGTCGTAGATAACAACAACCTTGCGGCTATCAGCAACTTTAAAAAGTAACTTTCCTGAGGTTGCACGGTAGACATAAGCAAATTCATAAGCTTTTTTACTTGCACCTTCCACCATTTCCTGCAGCATTAACTGAAAATCATCGTCAATATACTCTTCGAGGTAGGTTTTTAATTCAGTATCAGCAGTTTCAAACTCAACTGGATTTGACAATAGATACTGGACTTTCTGATCGACCTGTTCAGTGAAGAAAGCATGAGGAATTTTTATATTGCTGCGATTCGTTTCTTCAACAAGCTTCCCATCTTCGTTATAATAAAACAACCTAAATTTCAAGATGTCATGCTTATAGTCATAGTATTTGAGCCCCTCTGACATTTTTTCCTTGATAGGACTTTGTCTGTCAGTTTTTACAGCATCATCTATAAATCTTGACAAAATACTTGGGTTGTCAGACTTCAAATATTTTATATCCAATTAATTCTCCTTTCTCACACTAGCCACTGATTGCCTGTCGCCATTGTTTCAGCGATACCTGTCGTTGCGTCTGGTGCGTCATCATGCTTGTTTTTGCCTGTTTTTTGGTAAGTCGTCATTGCCTGGTAGTATTCGGGGAAACGAGTCCGCCAATCACTTGGAAATCGAACATACTGCTCAATCCAGTGACTGTTTGAATATATTCTTGATTCTTTGTTGGTGCTTTGATAGAAATCATCAATCGAACATGAGACTTTACCTTGGATTTTATCTCTGACCGAACGTGCAAAAGACCGACCGCCGTTATTGCGCTCGATCCTTGATGAGTTTACTTTGTTATTAACTAATTGGTCAGCTACCGCAGTCTCTGTATACTCCATTGGCTTCTGAGTATAGATAACATCCAGCACATCCATAAAGCCTTCAGACGTTTCGCCCCATACAATCGAACAAAGATAATCCTTACCAGTATCAGCCGTATCGCAATAGTGCCAAATCTTTCGGTACTCAGACCTTGTATTGTAAGTTTTAAACTCGCCATACAACCTGCCTTTGATGTCAATTGGCTTTTGCTGATAGTTTGCGCTCGCAATGTCAGAACCCATTGTCAGGACTTTACGTTTATAGTCCATTAGACTTAGCACTTCTTCGCAAAGCATTGTATCAGTCTTTTCGTCATGAGCTCTAAAGTTGATATGCTTGACTCGGTAACCTGTTTTAGGCAGCTCCCTCAAAGCTCTACCAGCTAAATCTTCACTATGCCAGCGTGTCATATTGATAATAATTTTACCGCCTGATTCGAGCCGTGAAAGCATCGTGTTAACAAACCAATCCCAATGCTTATCAAGCACCATAGCATTGTTTGCTTCTTCAGCATTCTTGATAACGTCATCTATGATGATGATATCAGCACCAAAACCCGTTGCTGTACCTGTTGGGGAAGTTGCAAGATAGTTGTTATAGCCGTCCTCTAAGCTCCATAGGTTCATCTTAGCGTCGCCATATTTGATTTTTGCATCAAACACATCAGAGTAGACAACTCTAGTAATATCTGCTTTTTTTTCTTGAATGGTATCTCTGACATTTTTAGCGAAAACAGTTGATAATGTTTCGTTGTATGAGCCTGTCATAATCTTTTTAGTGTGATCATTACCAAGAACCCACTCAACGAATTTGCCAAGCGTTAGAGATTTGCCATGACGTGGTGGCATATTCAAGACCAACACATCATGTTCATCATCATTAAGAAATGACTGAAACTCATTACAAACCTCAAGCAGATATTTCCTATCACGCTTATAAAACTTTGGCATAATCAAATTGCAATAGTCAAAGAAAAAACGCTTAGATAGTTCAATCTTAGCGCCTATAGCTATTTTATCCATCACGACTTGCCAACTTTCTCAATTCCTCAACGGATAAATCAGAAAATGGGTTATTGACATTAAGATTGCCAGTGACTTCTGTCTCTTTCTTATCACGCCATTCATGAGGTTTACGATTTTTAAGCCAAAATATTTGAGCTGTGGTGTCAGGTGCAACCTGCTTAGTCACTTGTTTAGTAACAGTTAAGCCTAAGTCCGTTAATTCTTTAGTAGTTTCAACGTATTCATAACCTAGTGCTCGCTTGAGTAGTGCATTTTCAACTTGACGGTCAATAACTTCTTTGCCCCTTTTTAGGGGTGCCGAAAGTGCCGGAAATCGCTTAATCCAATCTCTAAAAGTTGAATATGCAACTCCCATATTTTCTGCAATCTGCTTATCAGTGAGACCATCACGAGCCCAGCCCTCGATTTTCAGTAATCCTTCTTCTGTAATCCATTCAGTGTATTTCGCCATGATCTCACCTCCAATCTACACAAAAAGCCACAGCGGTTGCTATGACTTAATTTGATCTAAATCTTATTAATATAATAGACCCCAAAAAAATCAATTCTGTTAATTTCTTACAGTCTTTTTAAACAACTGAGGATTAACTTTTAATAGTTGATCTATTTTTTCTCTTGAATTCTCACTTTTTTTAAAATCTGGGTCAAGATGTATTTTCTGTTCCAAACTATCTTTTTGCCCATAAAAATCATCTATCACACTAAAATTATTTATTATATCCCTACATGGGTATAAACTCTGATCAATTATAATAGATTCCTGAATTAGTTTAGTATAGTTATTATTTCCATTTTCTAAAACTTCGCTCTTAATAAAAACCGAGTCTCGATCATACCATTTATGCTGCTGCGCGTATGTTACACCATTCTCATCTTTTGAAATAATAAAAACATTTTCAAGTTTTAAATTTTCGCTCCGTGGTAGGCATATTCTAAATGATTTATCTTTTTCCAAGTAAGAAACGACTTCACTTCTAAAATATTTATTCTTACCATCCATCTTTGCCTGCAGCAAAATACACGTATAAGGTGCAGCATTTCCGGTAACATATTCAATATCAAATAAAAAACAGGACACACTAACATTTTTTATTATTTTTAGTCGTGAATTTAATTTCCGATATTTAGCCATATTTGAAATCCTTAAAGACTTTAGTCGCGTTTCTTTATCCACTTTCATCTGTATTATCACAAATATCACTGCTAATAAAGAACCTACTCCACTAACCCAATCTGCTATACTTCCTATTTCCATCTTTGATCATATCTCCGTATCTTTTTATATACTAAGATTATATCATTGAATGCTATAGAAAAGATGCAGTATACACAAAAAACAACCAGTGGTTGAGCACTAATTGCTTTTTCTTTTGAATTCCATGATACTAATATACCACACTAAATGGGGACACAACTACCCTTTTTTGTGTCCCCATTGATATTTTTTTAAAAAGCTATACCACGCTGTATGGCAAACTGCTCTAAAATACCATATCTAACAGAATATATCTGTCTATAACTGATATTTAAATACACAGTGCCAATCGTCGGCCAATCATAATATCTGTTCATGCCCCAGAAACATTCATGAATAATCTTCTGAAGGTCTGGAGACAGTCCACTCACAGTACGCTCAATGTCTTTGGCCAACTGATCATAGTACTGATAAGCCTTATTGCCTTCTTTTTTCATGAGCTCATCAAGCGGTGGTTCTGACTTCTTACGACTGCCTTGAATCCACCAATTAACATCAGTACCACGATTTAGCTCGGCTGTGACCAATGCCTCAGCTTTTAGCCGTGGAATTTTCGGGTACATTCGCATTTCTTCTTCTAGCCTCGCTAGAGTCTTTCGGCTTAGTTCCTGTTTTTTTCTAGCCAATTTTACCTCCTAAACTCTCAGCTGCCTTCATCGATCCAACTAATGCAGCAAATACGATTGCCAAGAGGTTGAATATTTTATCTTTCAATTTTGTTCCTTTCTACAGTTAAAATAGATTAATTTTGACTTATCACTCTTTGTGTGTTACTCTTAGTAAAGAATTTCGTTATTTCGTTATAGTACCTTTCGTGATTTTTTAAGAAAGGGGAATGCAATATGACATTCACATATACAAACGAAGATTTTGAATACAGAGTATCTCTCGATACAGTTAATAACACATTTAAAGCAAGTCTTGCTGATGATCTCAGCATCAACGCTTCTGGTGTAACACTTGAAGAAGCGGTATTCAATTTAAAATCAATGATTTAAAGGAAAGATAATAATGGAAAACTATCCACCTTTATAGCAGCATCTACTTAATTATTTGAGTAGATGCCTTTTTTATTTTCGTTCAACTATGCCTTAACAGCTTCCATCAGTGCCTCTTGCACTGTAATTTTTCCTTGCACAACTTGTAGGGCTCGTTCATCTTCCGTATCTTTAGTGATAAGATGATGGACAATAACTGATTCAGTCTGACCTTGTCTGTCGAGTCTTGCATTAGCTTGCGCATAATATTCAGCGCTCCAATTGATGCCATACCACACAATGATGTGACCACCAGCTTGTAAATTCAGTCCATGGCCACTACTTGCAGGATGCGCAATCATTAGTGGTATTTCTTTATTATTCCATGAACTGATTTTGTCAGTAGATATTTCTTGTGCATCTGGGTACCATTTTAATAATCGGTCACGGTCAAACTTGAACCAATAGAAAACTAAAATTGGCTGGCCATTAGCTTCTTCAATAATTCGATCTAAAGCCTCTTTTTTCCGGCTGTGAATATCTAGGACATTTTTGTCTGTATCATAAACTGCACCTTGTGCCAATTGCAACAGCTTATTACCCAGACTAGCTGCATTAGGTGCCATTATTTCTTGATTGGCAATCTCTAAGATGTAGTCTTTTTTAAGTTGCTGATACTGTTTACGTTCACTAGCTGAGAGTTCAACTTCAATCACATTATCAACTCTTTCAGGTAAATTGAGATGGTCTTTAGCTCGCATACTGACGGCATTGCTACTAATTTTTTCATAGATTAATTCATCAGCCCCATCACGTAAAGCCCATTTATAGACAATGTGACCACTTGACTGTGCTGGGTAGAAATAAGTAGTCCTAAATTTAGTCACAGACTGCCCAAGACTTTCACCACGATCCACGGTATACATTTGTGGCCATAGATCCAAAAGGCTGTTGGGCGCTGGGGTTCCTGTTAATCCCACCATGCGCTCTACTTTTGGACGTATTTTTCTCATGGCCTTAAATCGCTTTGTGTTAGTGGCCTTAAATCCTGATAGCTCGTCAATGATCACTGTGTCAAAATCCCACTTATGATTTTCAGTCAGCCAGACAAAATTTTCTTTATTGATAATATAGATATCCGCTTTAGCTTCAAGCGCGGCTAATCTGTCTTTTTGTTTGCCAAGAACTAAACTTGATGTCAGATCTTTGAGATGGTCCCACTTGATAATTTCTTTTGGCCAAGTATCTTTTGCGACAGTCAAGGGTGCAATGATTAAGCATTTACCAAGAAGACCAAAGTCGCTTAATTCTTTTATGGCTGTTAAAGATATCAATGTTTTCCCTAATCCCATATCAAGCAGTAAGGCACTTGACTCGTGGGAAAGGACAAAATTAACACAATAATCTTGGTAGCCATGTAGTACTGCTTTCAATCAACCCCTCCAATTATTTCAGCTATGAAGCTATCCACTTCCTCAAATGTGCTAACAACCGCTGCCTTGATGTTTTGATGTGCTAACTCTTTCACCCAGTATCTCTGTAAGGCTCTAGGCTTTTCACCCGGACGCTTCACTTCTACAAAAGCCACCGTCCCATCGTAAATTACAATCCGATCAGGTACGCCTTTTGTAGATGGGCTTGTGAATTTAAAGGTGGCACCGCCCAAACTTTTGACTTTGTTGATTAGCCTTTTTTCGACATCATTTTCACTGATCATATATTCGCCCTTTCTGTATATTTATGCAAACTTTAAAGGTTTACGGTTTACAGTAAAAAGTCGGTTGCTGTGCAATATAAGAATTTAAGAATGAAAAACGTACTTTTTACTCTTAAATACCTTAAATATCTTATATTTATAGTTCTATTAACAATTTACCTTAAACCATAAACCGAACACCCGAAAAGCCTTTCTCTTAAAGTAGTTATAGCCACTTCAAACCGTAAACCAAACCGTAAACCTCCTTAAACCTTGGTTTACGGTTTGATATAAAAGGTTTAAGGTTTGGTACTAGAATTCACCTAAGAAATCACCTTTCAATTTAACCCCTCTAAACCCAACAGTTTTAAGGGTTTTAACTTGTTTTTTCTCATAGCCCATCTCTTTCAAACGGTCATTGAAATTTCTCGCATTTGAGGGGTTCATACCGTATAATTTGGCCCATTCTGCATAAGCTCTGTATAATTCTGCAGATTTTACAGCATAATCATCTCCAATTTCTGTAGCTTCTCGGATAAATTCACCAATCGGATCATTCAATTCTAACCAGTTATCGCGTTCTTTTTGTGCGCTCTCACTTACACTAAAGTATCCCCTAGAAAGCGCCTCATTAAAGTACTTAGTAACCTTATTGAATATCCCCGGCAATTCCTGCTTCATCACTTTCAATGGATATTGCTTCTTAACTGCACTAGTCACAACCTTATCCATTTTAATGATAATTACACGTCTGGCCATACCACCCGATGTATCAGTCATTCTTGGTAGCTTATTCATTGAAAACGTCAATTTAGCTTTATTCTTAAAACCATAACCTGGCTTACCTTTTGGGTTGGCAAATGTTTCATCTTCACCAGATAGCTTTTTAAATAGTCCTGCATCTGCCAGATACTCCGGTTTTGCGTCTGCATCAAAGTTAGCCGTCTTACCAACTAAACCAGCAACCGCAAAATCATTTTTTACGAGTGCTTCAAGACTAACTGCGCTTGTTGACTGTCTACCGACAATAGCCTGCATTAAAGAAATCAAAGTAGATTTACCTGTACCACCGCCACCATATAAAAACAGAACATTTTGTAGCTTATATTGGCCGTAAAACAGATACCCCATCCACTCATAAATGGTGGACATATTTTCTTTACCAACAACTGTTTCAAGGTATCCATCAAATACTGGGCAATCTGCATCAGGATCATACTTGATCGGGTGGCTACTAATTGCATGCAACTCTGGATCAAACCCCTCAGTAAAATTTGAGGTTTTTAAATCAAATACACCGTTGGCCAGAACTATCTTTTCAGGTGGAGCCTCAGGAAATGTATGTGTCTTAAATGACAAGTCCTGCAAATCTGCTAAAGTTTCATTTCTATTTTTAGTGGACGTGAGACCAAGCAAAAGTTTTGTGATATAACTCTTAAGAAATGTCTTTGCAGCACCCCTCCAAATTCCCCGTGTCTTGTCGTAATACCTGAACAATTCTTCACTATCGCTATCGAAAAACCATAGTGGGATTACTTTTGCGATGTACTTGGCCAAAAGAAAGTGATTGACCTTAACATTACCATTACCATCAATTTCAAAATAGTCTTTTGGAATCTCTTCAGCCGTAACTTCTTCCAGTTCATCTGAGAATTCATCAACGGCCTCCCCCAAGGCAATATCTTGCAGTTCAGTCTTAATCTTAGTCAGTTTCCCAGCAAATTCTTTCATTGCCTTCATACTAGGCAGCCGGCTAACTGGGGTACCAGCTTTGGCATCATCATCAAGTTCAACAAACTTATGCAGTCGGACCATGTCCCAGGCGTTAACCAGTTGATCACCTGCAGGGTCAGTCGAGTGATGGCTATATGCAAACTTATCATCATATATGACTAGACCGCCACTAGTTGAACCTTCTGCATAAGTAAAGCGATCATCATGATCAGTTGGCGTATAGACCTCAGGGATAAATTCTGCGATTGCTGCACTGATTGAATACTGCCGACAAAATACACCGATTATGCCAGGCTTTTCAGTTGGCTCACCTGCCTTTTTAACTTCCCTAGCCATCATTTTCTGAGCTTTGGGGAGTTCTGGCCAATAGCTGATGTCAGTCCAATCAGGATATTCAGCTAAGACACCATCAGGGTCTAGGAATTCTGAGTCATTTGTCTCAAAGATATACTCTGCATCTCGTGAATGACTTGCCCAAAACATTAAGCGTTCTGGTTGGTAAGTTGTATCATCAAAATTATCAAGTCCCAGATTATCTGCAATTTTTAGTGCAATTGGCACGTATTCATCTGGTGTTACGGGTCTGGCTAATGGTATGATAATCCTATACCGCGGCTTACCTGGCTTATGACTGTGCGTACTATATAGTAACGCCGTACAATCATACATCATGAGAAAGTCTTCCCACAGGTCTGGCCTTGGACTATCAGCGTCTAATGTAATCATTGACCGCTGAACGACATGCCCCTTTTTTCGTTGACCATGTGCCAAGTGACCAGCCACAAAGCCACCGACATCTTTCACGTCGCTTTTCTGGGCAGTGGTCATCTTGGTGTACTCTGTCACTGTCTCTTGTGTGACCGTAGGTTCTTTAAGCCGTTTCTTGAAATCATCCCAAGATATAGATTGATTTTTCCAAGATTTACTTTTAGAACTACTTGCCACAGATAGCGATAAATCCATCTATCTTTCTCCTTTCGTCAATCTTTCATGTAGAAATCTGATCTAAAACCAGCAGCCGCCAGAGGTAGACCTTCAGTCCAGTCTGGATTAATCGCCATTTGTTCATTGATTTCATCAATATTAGTAATGCCTTTAGGTACATCAATAATCACTTCATCATGTACGTGGGCAACTATTTTATAACCAAGTTTTTCAAGCCTAAGCATAGACTCAGCTAGTACATCACGGGCAGTTGCCTGTACGATATTCTCGACTAACTTACCGCCATAAGTGTCAAGTTTTTGAAAAGTTGAGCTTGTCATACTTTTACCTTCATACCTGATACGCCCATCTTCAAGAGTTGCATTGGCATAAGCAATTGAACGTCCATTAGGTAGCCCAATCATCAAGAATGTGTCACGAACATAGAAACTAATGCCTGTACCTCTTAGTGAAACCTTTGTACCGAATTCTAGAGCACGTTTAGCAGCTGCTTCAACCCTACGCCAAAATTTGACGATATTCGGATTAGCTGTCCGCCAAGCATTTACAAGACCTTGAAGTTCATCTTCTTTGATGCCCATCTTTAAAGCGCCCATAGCTTGTAAGGCACCCGTGCCACCTTGATAACCTAGGGCAAGTGTTGCCACCTTACCACGTTGGCGCATGGCCTTATCTACTTTATCAACACCACCCAAATGGAACATCTGGTTAGCAGTCGCCTTGTAGATATCGTGGCCCTCTCGGAAAGTATCTAGTACCCAGGTCTCACCAGCAAGCCAAGCAATTACTCGTGCCTCAATAGCTGAGAAGTCACTCACGATGAACTCATGGCCATCACTTGGAATAAGTGCCGAACGTATCAAGCTTTTCAAAACTTCTGGCACATCCCCCCAGATAATGTCTAGGGCTTCCATGTCATTAGCTTTCACAAAATCTCTCGCTGTTGCCAGTTCATGGGGCTTTAAGCTCCCACGGGGCAGATTTTGCACTTGTAACAATCTACCAGCCCAGCGACCCGTCCGAGTGGCACCATAAAATTGTAAGATGCCATGAATGCGATCATCTTGACAGGTTGCATTGTTTAGCATGTCATACTTCTTGATACTGCTGTTGCTAGTTGCTTGACGTAGTATCAATGCTTCACGGACAAGATTAGGTGTCTCAGCATCTGCCAAGATTTCTGTTACCTGTTCTTTACCAAGCGACTGAACTTGTAACCCTTGTTCATCAAGCCATTTTTTAAGCTGCATGACACTATTTGGATTATCTAATCCGGTCAAAGTTTTCAGTTGCTCTTTAGCTGCTGCAGATGTTTCTTCATCAAGTAACAAGGCTGCACGGACTAGATCCATGTCTATGCCCACACCACGATCATTGATATTTTGATCAAGCGCCCATAACTCCCACTCACTATCAGCAATAGGGTAGGGTGCTAACTCATCAGCGATAGACATCTCAGTGCGCACATCTTGGGCAACATAGGACTTGAACAGTTGCCAGTCATCTGAATCATACTCCTCACAAAATGACCCATCTTTTTTAGGGATACAGTACTTACTTATAAGTCGTTTGCCTTCTGTGTCTTTTTGTTGTGGCACTTTCAAATACTTGGCCATCTGTGCGAGACTGGCAGGGAGTCCAAGTTCCATACCCCAAATCATTGTGTCACGCCACTGTTCAGGTGGTAAAAGTCTTCCCCCCATAGCCCTAGAAATACATGTTCGTTCAAATGAAGCATTAAAAGCTATTTTAGTCACTAATGGATCAGTTAACGCAAGATTAACTTCAAGAGGAACATCAACCCCCTTTGTGAAATCAACCACTTCAACTTCTCCGCCATCGATAGAATAGGCAAACAGTAATATTTCAAAATCAAATGAATCAACGTACTTGCGAACACCGTATTTTATTTCGTTGCCACTTTTTGTTTCAATGTCAATATTTAAGGTTTTCACATCTTCACCATTCTATAGACCCTACTTGCATGACCATAACCTTCTTCCCTGCGATTCTGCATATATTGGTCAAAGACCTCGTCAACCTCTCGAAGCGTTTTAACATAATCACAACTTTCTAGCCAGGCCTTGATTTGCATATGGTCAATTACGGTATATTCGCAAAGCTTACTAATTGCAGCAATACACCTATCAGGCGTAACAACATTATCATTAATACGTCTAAGCATATATACACCTCACTGTCTTACATCAAATCGTCGTCTTCTTCATCAAGTTCAAACTCATCAAAGTCAGCATCAGCACTCGAACGACCACCAAGAAATTCACCATCTTTGATAATTTGGACGTTGTTAAGACCAAATGAAACGCCCTTATTACCACCAGTACTGTAGCCAAAGGCATTGATTGAAACTCGTGCATAGACCCCTGAGTAAACACGTTCTGGATCATCAACTGGCTGTTTGAAGCGGTCAATAATGCCGGGTTTGTCTTTGCTAGAAACATTCATAAAATAGTGCCCTGGGGCTTTTGCGTTACCGTCGTCATCGACTTCTTCATCACCATCACGTAATGGCAGATTAAGTTTAGCTGGAATTTTACCACCCCATTTTGTTTTACCAGATTCTTTGGCGGCTTCAATCGCATTTTCAATTTTCCCAAGGGTGGCAGTATCTTCTTTAGGGATCCAAAGCTGTGTGCCATATTTCAGATCACCGCTTAGGGTTTCACCTTTTTCAAGCAGGTGTACGAAGCTAAGACGAACAAGATTAGTAATTACTTTAGTTGTAGTTGGTTTTGCCATTTTAAAATTCTCCATTTTTTCTTTTTTTAGATTTACTCAAAATCTTTAATTGCTTGTCCAGTACTTGACAGTTCTGGGCGTTTGTCTGTTTCAACAACAAGTGTAGGTTTACCTTCAGGCTTAATAATTAAGTCTTCCAGTAACTCACTAAAATGTTTCTTACCGACCATTTTTTCAAGAGCGGTAAGCGTTAATAATTCGTGCGGCTTATAAATCTCTTCAAAGCCAGCATCTAATAGGATACTTGCTGCCATATCAGCATTAGTAATTTTACGATTACTTCTACCCGCAACCAGTTTCCAACCAGGGAAGCTCTGCCCTTCATCTCTTGCTTGAGTTAGGGCATAAGCTTCAACATCTTCAAGCCATTTCTTAATAGCTTTAGACTGACTCAATATGTCTGAGATATCCTCAGGTTCAAGTTCATTCGTATCCGCAAAATCATACTTGATTGCATTTTGTAGATTCATATCAGCACGTGCCTTACAGACCGCTTTAGCTGGGCACCACTGGCACGCTTTGTCACTAGGGTTATAATCACCCTCACCAGCCATTGCAAGTTCAGCACGTGGCTTGACAATTGTCTCAGCCCAGTCTAACAACTCAGCTACTGACAGCTCATAAGTTGACGTGTCATATAGCCTTGGCTGGTGAATTGTCATGCGCACTGTATCAAAGTCATAGGCCATATTAAACTCATAGTAGGTACCTAGCGCATATAACATCAGCTGCGTGTTTTCAATTGCAGAGACCGGCACACCTTTACCAAATTTCAAGTCAACAATGTGTAGGACTGAGTCAGTCATAATCACGACATCCGAGGTGCCATGGCAACCTTTCACCCATTCTGAAATATCCACCCGTTGTTCAAGCTCAACCTCTGGATCATCATAAGAATTGATAGTTTCGTTAACAAATCCCACGTAGTCGTCAACAAATTCCTCAAAACTGACAGAATAGTATTCATTTTCGGATTTAAACTTCTTAAGCTGCGCATTATATTTACGCTTGGTAATCTTGCCAGTATCAAACTGTAGCTTTAATTCAGCAAGTGCATGTGCTGCAGTACCTTCAGCAGTGAATGTCGTATCTTTTCTTTCAACCTCATAAGGGGCTGAAAATACAACGCTTGGTGTACAATTTAACCACCTGGCAGATGAAGACGGGGACAATGTTGCATGCTCTGTAGGTGTACTCATGTCTGCACCTCAATAATTCTATACCCAGGTATCAAGAACTTCTTTTTACTGGTTTTAGTCCTAATATAGGCATCATGTTTTCCAAGAAAAAGACTAGCTTCTTTTTGACTATTGAAATTGAGCCGTTCTCCAGTCTCAAGGTTTTCAAGACCTATTTTTCTTGACCGCCCATTAAACTGTAACCCCGTTCTAAACGCATGGCGTTGATTATCAGAGGCTGTACACCATTCCAAGTTTTCAACGTGATTGTTCTCTTTATTGCCGTCAATATGATTCACTTCAGGCTTGTCAGAATGATTTGGAAGAAAAGCCTCTGCAACGATCCGGTGTATACTTTTCGTTTTCTTTATGCCATTTACACAAAAAGTGATGTGTCTATAGCCATTAGGACTTTTGGAAGGGGATAAGAAGTGCTGTTTATAAAGATCCAAATCATACTGCTGTTCCATATATGGTCGATTTTCTACAGTGCGAATTCTCCCACAATTTGAGACCTGATAATACCCCTCATAGCCTAGTACATCTTTCCAAACCTCCATTAGTCACCCCCCTAGCAAAGCATCAAGACCCTTACTAAAATCTGCGTATTTTGCTTCATCAAGTTCCCCAAGTTTTGGTGCACCAAACTCAGCCAATAGTGCCTTAGCTTCATCACGCTTACCAGATTTCAAGACCTCTGACATTTTCTTACGCAAATCATCAAGTGAGATGTCTGATTTCACTTCATCAAATTCTTCACGAGACACTTTTTTCTCAGTTGCCTTTGCGGCTTCCTCTGACTTCACGTGGATCACATCATCTGGAGGAGTGCCTTCAGTCTTAATGTTTTTAGGTGCAGCTTTTTCAACTTTGGTTGCTGGTGACTCACTTGGCCATTCTGTAGCAGACTGGTGGACAGTGCCGCTCAACCAACTTACAGAGTCTTGAATTTCTTCGTTTGAGTCTGCATTAATAATAATTTGTACCCTTGGATAATTTTTAATTGACATTTATTTCTCCTTATTTTTAAACATCTACAGAGTAACCGGCGTCTTCTAGTATTTCTTCAATTTGGATGACTAAACCTTGATAATCTGTGTAGCGATTTTTCTTAAAGTTAATGATTTCATCAGCTATTTCTTTTGCTGTTATGCCCATCTGTTACCTCCCAATCATTTTTAAACTGTTCACTTTCAATGAGTGCTACAATGCTTTGCCATAATTTATCCACTGTTATAGATTTTTTGATAAATTCATCTGCTTGATAGTCAAGCATGCCAAAGTCCAATTGAAGCTGCTTAGAAAGTGAAAATCCGTCGAAGGGGTTATTGTTGCGGCTGATAGCTTTGAGTAATAATTCCTTACTCCACTGACCGTTCCAGTACTTAGCGGTGTATATCATAACCCATACCCCCAAATTTTAGGCGCATCTTCCAGCATCTCGTATCGTGCTAATTTCGCTTTAAGCCGTTCATTTTCAGCTTCAAGTTGACCACAGTACAAATCTAGATCTCTGAAAGCTAGTCTCATCTGCTTAGCTTCTACTTGTAGCCGCTTTATTTCACGGCTTTGACCTTCGTTATTTGCCAACAACTTTGCGTGTTGGCTTACTTCAAATTGTGTCATTTGATTCCTTTCTAGTAATCAACCCAGAACATATTTTTTTCTGCCTCTGCACTTTTCCAGGCATTATAAATTTTACGGTTGATATAAACTTCTTGACGATTGACTTTAGCATATCCATTCTTAAATTCAGAATCTCCAGCAGTCATGGCTTTCATTCTAGTCTGATAGGCTGTTTCACCAAGGTCAAATTCTTCTTTGAATTTCTTTTTAGATATCCAATTTCCATCAGATAAATCTAATGCCATATAATCCTACTTTCTGTGGTATAATTTGTGTATATTAGTTTTTAGTGAGCGCTTTCCAGAGCGCTTTTTTGTTTACCTGAATTCATCTAAGCTGATATCAAGTGCATCAGCTATCTTGACCATCGAGCTAAAAGAAAGCTCTTTAGATAATCCATTTCTCAATTTTGAGAAACTCTGTTCGCTTATACCAGTTAACTTTGATAGCTGGTAAGTTGTCATTTGCTTTTCATCTAGTATTTTTTTAAGTTTATTCCACATTTCTCCCCCGAATACACTATATATAGTGCCTAATGTGTATTTTTTTACACAAAATCACAATATATTGTGATTAACTCCTTGACTACTCACTACATGTTGAGTATAATTAAGCTATCGCTAGCATTGATAAATTGTCCTCCAAAGTTTGTTTATCAATCTATTGAAATACTACAGAAAGGAGTTAACTTAGATGTCAAAAAACAAAATTACGCATATTCGTTTATCAAGTGAATATGAACCAACTACTGATAAAATTACTCAAGTAAAACTTGAAGATGGAACAGTAGAAAGTATCAGTCAAGTTGTTCTTTACATAGATAATAATCACTTTTACTACTATGTAAATTCGTTTGGCAATCAAATTGAAGTTGAAACTGTACACCCAAATGGTATATTGCCATACATCCGTACTAAAGCAAATTCAACTACAAAAGACAATTTACTTAGTCTCCCAAGATTTTAGTAATTAACTACTCGTCGATTTTGACGGGTATTTTATTGCCGAAAATATCAGTATCCGGCTCAGGTATATCATAGAAGAATGACACAGTTTGTGTAACCTTTCCTATGGTCTTACTAGGGGAATTACTAACACAAAATTCAACCGGCTCAATATATCCATTAGCTAATCTGCTTAGTATCTCTACTAACTTTTGTTCAAAATTATTCATTATTCGTTTCCTTTCTAACGTAGCTTGAAATCATCAATGATTTTCAAGATAATTTTATGAGCCTGCGGTGTGCGAAGTCGTCCGCTTAAAGTGTCAATCATGACATTTTTAGCAACATCATACTTTGCTGCCAAACTCATTTTTTCAATTCCATTTGTGGTAATGAACTCATTTACCAAGTTCAAACCATGGTCATCTACTGGCATATTATGCCCCCTTCCTAGCCCATCAGGGCTTTTTTATTTCTCAACTCAACTAAGCGAGGGCACTTTTATGGCAGTTGCCAACCTCTTGACCTCTCATGTTGGGTAGTCATTATCACGCCCTAGAGATAGCTATATTATTGAGTTAAGATTTTGTATAAGAAAAAGTTAGCGTTTTTGTACAAATTAACTTGACACATTTGTATAAATGTCCTACAATAAAGGCATAGTTAAAACACCTAAATAAAGCTTTATAAACATTCTTGGCGGGACGTTCAATGTGCTTTTTATAGGTCTATTTACTAACCGAAAGACTAACTTATCTTACAAGAATTATTATATGATATCCGTACACATTTGTCAAGTTTATTTGTACGTTTTTCATACATTATTTTTCTTGTACCATCTGAAAGGTTGATACAAGTGGATTTATACGAAAAAATAAAAGAGCTGGCAGCTTCAAGAAAAATCTCTATTCGTCAATTAGAAGAAAAATTGAATATAGCAAACGGGACAATAAGACGCTGGAGCAAATCTAATCCATCAACAGGTGTGATTTCCAAAGTCGCCGACTACTTCCACGTGTCTGTAGATTACCTGCTCGGTCGTGAAGAGTTAACCTCGATTAAAGAACCAGTCGATCTCGCAGACTTAGTTGATGATAGTAAAGTGGACTGGGATGAGTGGGTATCATTTGATGGTAAACCTCTGACCGATGAAGTTAAGACTGCTTTAAAACTAATACTTGGTAAACGACTAGAAGATTGATGGGGAAGATGTATGGATAAACAGGATCTTATATACTTCCTCATCAGTGAGATTAAAAAACAAGGGTTTGATGTAGTTGGCCACAATTTATTTCCACTATCAGCAGTGGTTAACATCAATAAAAAAGTTCTGATATATAACCCTACTACTATTACACCATTCAAACTGGCACACGAGTTGAGCCATATCATCAACAAGGATGGCCATAGAACTAATGACTATGATGCACTGAGTGTTCATGAGATACGTGCTAATCGTGAAGCAATACTAATGCTATGGCAAGTGTTTGAACAAAACGGTGGTAATTATAGCTATTTCAGTTTTTTTGCTGATTTGACAGAAAGCCCATTTGAGCTGGCATACACAATAGTTAGCAGAGAGTACTCAGAAATGATTGAGGCTATAACAGAAATCTATGATGATGACATATCAGCAGACATAGAAAAAAGCCAGTTACATGACTATGCTCTGGACTATATTAGTAGTTGCAACGAACTTGAATCAATCAACTTATATAGCTTTCTTGATTCATATCATCTTGACTATAATCTCTATGATCTAGCCAAGAAAGAATTTTGTAAATTATTGGGTGTAGCATAAATTATAAATATGAAAATCGTGCAAACTTGATCCACGTTAAAAGCTGGTAGGAGTGAAATAAATGATAGATTTTAACAATGCGGCTTTCATAAAATTGAAACCTGTGGATGATAATGCTTTTACAAACCTTATCTCACCAATATTTGTAACCGGAGAATCTATTCTAGGAACGTACAAAGGGATTCGAGATGGTGTTGTCTTTACAACACACCGTATTATTGCTATTAATGTTCAAGGGATTACAGGTAAGAAAAAAGACTTTACTTCTCTTCCATATTCGAAAATTCAAAGTTTCTCAATTGAAACTGCTGGAACTTTTGATTTAGATAGTGAACTTGAATTGTGGTTCTCCGGTCTCGGAAAAGTTAAACTAGAATTCTCAACTCAGGCGAATGTATCAGAAATTGCCAAAATAATCTCAGAAAAAATTCTATAAAAAACTATTTATAAAGATAATAAAGGTAACCAATTACACTGTAATAACTGTGGATATCTTTGGAAAGTTAAATAGACTATCGTGCAGATATTCATATATAAAAACATGTATGACTCTATATGAACATAAAATAGACTTAAATGATTCTATATTAAGTTATATAGAGTCATACAGAGTTATACAAAATAAATTTAAACATTTTTAATTGACAAATAGTAAAAATAATAATATAGTAGAGGTACTTAAGAAATAGCTTTTGGATTGACCTAAGGGTTCCAATTGCGGAAAATGCCTCTCGATGAGAGGTATTTTTTTGGTTAAACCATATAAAACGCTACAAGAACAATTACAGATATTACACAAAAGGCAATTAAAACTAACTGATTATCAAAAAAATAAATTGTATTTACTTACAAATAACTATTATTCTATCATAAATGGATACAGTAAATATTTTTGGATATCAACCAATAAATACATACTAGGAACTGAATTTGATGATATATCTATGCTTTATTTTATAGATAGAGAACTAAAATTCACTTTTTTAAAGGCTATCTTAGAAGCTGAAAAGCACCTAAGGTCACTAGTGGCATATACTTTATGTGAAGAATTGTCCAAATCAGAACACCCTACAGATTACTTAAAAAAAAGTTTCTACTCCTACTCCCCTGAAAAAATTAACGAGAGTAAAGAAATTGAATACTTAATTCGACAAATTTGCAAATTACTCTACAAGAACAAAAATAAGAAAGCTAACAATCCGATAAAAAATCATATTGAAAAACACGATGGTGTACCATTTTGGGTGATGGTAGAGTACCTTACTTTCGGCGAGCTAAAAATTATTATCAAATATTTGCCATCAATCCAAAATAAAATTGCAAAAAGATTATGTTCCTTTATTTCATCAAAAATGACACTATCAGCAATGTTTACACAAGCCGAACTTCTTTCTTTTATAGAAAATATATTTGAGACAAGAAACGTTTGCGCTCACGACTCTCGTTTACTCGACTATAAATGCAGAAAGAATGTTTTATATTACCCTCCTTTACACGATAAATACTTTATTTTAAAAACAGCGCCAAAAAACAGTGTATACAATACCTTTTTAATTTTACAATGTTTTTTGAGTGATACACAATACTCAATATTTCACAATACAGTATTAAAAAGACTTAAATATCTTGATAAATCTTTAGCAAGTAAGTCCTACCTAATATCTACTAATAAAATATTAGGTACATTAGGCTTTCCTGATAATTGGCACAAAACAGAAAAACCAATCAAACAATAAAAAGCGCTACCCACTCCCTCCGCAAAAAGATTGTGAGTAACGCTACGAAAAGTATAGTAAAGCACACTAAAATATAGTGAACTTTTACTATACCCATTTTACCACAGAAAGGGGCATAAACCAATGTGGATAGAACAAAAAGCAAATGGAAAATTTCTTTTCCGTGAAAAGTATCGTGACCAATTAACTGGAAAACAAAAAATTATATCTGTAACTCTTGATAAAGATACACGAATCACTCGTTCTCAGGCTCAAAAAATTCTGTTATCTAAAATTTCAAAAAGCCAACATCACGCATCAAATGCTATAAGCCCTATAGTATTTTCTGATCTGGTATCGGAGTGGTTTCAATTGTATACCAAACAAGTCCGTAGCTCAACAGCATATACAGTAAAAGGGAATGTAAAGCTCATATTGGAAATGGTAGACCCAGATGTACTCGTTTCAAAGATAACAACTAGTTATATCAGATCAAAATTTGAAACCGTAATGTTCGGTGATCGAAATATCTCAACTACCTATGCACGATCTATAAGAACAAGATTGAAGTCAATTTTCCAATATGCTTGCGAACATGGCTATCTAACAGAAAATCCGATAAACAATTTTAGACTGCCAAAGAAGAAAGAAACTGTAAAACAGATTTCTGAATTTTTTCTTGAAGAAGATGAATTAAATAAAGTAATGAATTATCTTGAGACTCATAATACAAGATATTGGTTATTTTGCGAATGGTTATATTTAAATGGGTTAAGATATTCTGAAGCGGCGGGAATGCTTAAAAAAGATGTTATAATCAGCGAAGCTAGAAACTTCTGTAAAGTTACGGGAGCGCTAGATTATGCAGGTAAAAAGGCAGATGAAATTAAAAAAATCAATCAGACTAAGACAATTGCAAGCTTAAGAGAAGTTGATTTAAATTCAAAAGCAGTAGAGATTTATACTAAAGCTTGCGACCTGTCATTAAATTCTGAGTACATCTTTTCGACTTCGACAGGTACACCAATTCATATATCTGCCATTGATACCTTTTTAAGGGATCATAAAGAGAGAATGGGCATTGATAAAAACAAAAAACTTTCAAGTCATATTTTCAGACATACTCACATTTCTAAATTAGCTGAACTTGAAGTACCATTACATATCATACAAAGACGTGTTGGACACCAGAATGAATCAGTGACCAGGGACATCTATTTGCATATCACTTCACGGGCTAAAGATAAAACAAAAAAGCTATTAGAGATGATCTAA